TAACGCTTCTTGTGTAGAAAGATTTAGAGACTTAGCTATATCACTTGCTCTGGAATCTACTTCTTTTAGAAGTGAAGACATAGACTTAAAAATAATTAAACCTACAGCAAAAGGGTCTGTAAGATTATCCTTAAGTGAGCTACCAATATTACTAAAAGCTGCAGTAAAGCTATTTTCATTATTTTTAGCAGCTATTTTAGCATCTATTTCAGCTTGTTCAAAATCAATTAAATCAGAAAGTACAGGGATCTTTTTAAGGCCTTTTAAAAGCTTACCAGTTAATCCTACTTGTTTTTCAATATTTTGAGTAGATTCAAGATCTTTTTTTAGTCTTTTTTCCTGTGCCTCGATTGATTTAAGTGAATTCTGGTAATCTTCTTCATTAACAGCTGCTTTTAAGGTTTGAGCGTGTAGTCTTTTAGCCTCGAGAATAGATCTTTTTTCTTCTAGCGAAAGTATCTGTCTTCTTACTTGTTTCGAAGATAAAAGCCCACGATTCATTTTCATTTCGTTAGAAGCTATATCTTCGCTAAATTTAGCAATATTCTTAAAAGATCTTGCTGTATCTTTAGATATAGATTCTAATACCTTAGCGTCAGCGCCATCAAAAGCGTCTTCAATAGCAATCTTAAAAGATTCAGTCATACGAGCAGAGACACTCATCATAGTGTCTTTCATCATTGCATTAAATTCTATTGATTCCCGTTCTTTTCTTGTAGCCATAGTAAGGTAATATGCTTATAAATAGTTAAGGCCTCTGTTATTTAGAAGCCTTAGTTGTATAGTTTGGTTTTATGTTAGGTCTAGCTATTTGTGGTTTTTTTATGGAAGATGTGTTTGTTTTCTCTCTCGCCTCTTCTTGAGCAGCATAATACTCTTTAATTTTATTAAAAGTAAATCTTCTGAGCCAAATAGGCATACTGTAAACTTCTTCCCACGTATATCCGCCTTGTCCATGAAAAACAATTTCATGTATGTGGTTAAAAAGAGAAATCCTATCAGATGGAGTCAGGCCAAAAAAACCCTATCCCAATGGGGATATCAACTCCCCCTTCCCCCCCAAAGTCTGGGTAAAATTTTAAATCTACGTCTGGTGAAGTATTAGCATACTGTTCTCTTAAAGCTCTTGCATCTTTTGCAAGTAAAAACTTATCTACAAACTCTCTGATATCTTTTTTGTCTGTTAAACCGTTAATAGATGTTATAATATACTTTAATCTACTAGTAACTTGACTGGAAGCTTTTTTATCTAACTTCTGTAATCCTTTCATTTCTTTTTCAATGGCAATTTCATCACCATGTGATAATAACTTAAAAGTAACTTCATTACCTGTGCTAGGGAGTTTAAAGCTAAAACTGTTTTTTCTATCTTTAAAGAGGTTATAATCTATGCTTTTATCTTTTAATTTAGATAAATCTATTGTATAACTATCATCACCGTAGTTAATTTCATAGTCTTTTCCGTAAGATAAAATCCTTGCTGCTACCATTATAGCATTTTTATCTCCTACAAGTAATTCGTTAAAGTTTACTCCTTCTGTTACGATTAATGATTGAAGTAATTTATCAATCACAGTACCGTCACTAATGTAATTTTGATTGGTTAGTATATCTTCTTCTTTAGCTGTCATGTATTTCATTTCGATAGTACCTTTAGCTAGAGGAGAATCTTCAGGGTATAAAAGCCCTTTTGAGGGTAAGTCTACCGTTTCGGTAGGTAGTTTAAATTTAGATTCCATAAATTTTATTGTTTAAAACCGGTTTTATTCTTATAAATATAAGAAAAAAAAATTATTATACAAACAAAAAACCCGGAAAATCCGGGTTCTTTAAATATATGTAGGTAATTGTATTAGTAATTAAGTACGCAATAATCCATGGCTACTGTTATTGATACGTCTACTGCTTCATCAGAAGTCCAGTCAAACTGACCGAAATCACCGTTTGTAAGGAATGCTCCTTTGATGATCCACTCTCCAACTATATCCCCTACAGGACCTAAAATGTTAAGAGTTAAATCTTTTTTGTAGAAATCTGAATAACCAGCTCTTCCTGTTACTGATTCGTAAGATAGACGTGCCCACTCCATTACCGCTTGTGCACCTGAAGGTGTAATCGGATCATATAGTGTCATAGTCATATCTTCCCACTCTCTCTTACCTCTGATCTTTCTATAAGAGTTAATATGATCTAGTTTTACTACGTTATCAGTGAAGGTAGGAGCTTTCACGTTCTTTACCATGAAAGATGGAATGTTGTCCATATACATAACAAATCTGTTCTGTACTTTTGGCTCGAACGCCTTGAACATTATTTCGTTTGGATCTAATACTGCCATGTTTGTATTACTTTATTATAAATATCTGTTAATTTAATTATGCTCCGAATGTTGCTCCAGTTGGCTCAACTGTAAAGTCTAGTACTATGAATTCTGCTGTTTTAGCTGGCTGAATAAATACTTGACCTACTAATTGATTTCTATCAACTACATCCGCTGTGTTGTTTGTATCGTCCATTACTACTCTATAAGCATATAGTCCGTTACGTTGTACTACTGACTCTAAGTATGGATTTACTGTCGCTAAGAAACGATTACGAGTTGCTACAGTATTCTGTTCAAATACTAAATTTCTAGCTTGATCTCCTAAGAATTTCTTAAGTTCGATTAATAAACGTCTAACGTTTACTCTATCTAAAGCTGATGCTTTAGTTTGTAAAGTCTTCTGTCCAAATACTGCAATACCTTGTCCAGGGAAAGTAGCAATTGGATTAACTTTACCACTATATAAAGTATCACGCTGTGTTCTTGTTAATTTTTGTTCTGCTTGAATTACTCCAACGATACCCCCTCTTACTAGTCCTGCTGGTGCATACCATGGTGCTGAACTGTTATCAGTGAAAGCATATACTCCTGGGATTACTGTTGAAGCCGGAGCCCAAACTAATTTACCTGTATCAGATAATACCTGTACCCAAGGCCAGTATGCTGCACCGTAAGATGAATTTAATGAAGTACCTGTAGAAGTTACGTTAGATACTGTTGCTCCGTATCCTTGTAGGTCTACTACTGCTATACAGTCTCCTCTAGTTTCTGCTAAAGTAATTAGACTGTCTAATGGAGTTGTATGAGTTGCAAATGAATATACTAATCCAGGAGCAGAAATAATATTAAATTGATAATCGTCTTTATTTTCTAATATTGAAATAGCATCAGTATAAGAACCTGCTACCATTCCTTGAGTTTTAGTATTTGAAATATTATCAAAGTAATTAGCTCCTGCTACAGCATTTTCTCCTGTTGCATTATAGAATGATCCTGATTCAGCTATCGGTAAAGATCCTGAATAATTATTTCCATCTGAATCTTCTCCAATAGTTACTCCATCAGTACCTAAATAATCAACTGTTGGGTTAACTGAAGCTACATAAATGTAAGATGATTTATTTACATAATCTCCTACTGATTTAATGTATGTCTTAGTTCCGTCAGTTGCTTTAGTTTTGTACTGTGTACCGATAATTTCTTCTATGTAGTTATCAGAATTAGGATCTAATGAAATATTATTAAATGTTTCAAGTACGATTTTTGAATTATGATTGTCATCCCCTCTACGTACTGATAATGTAAATGTTCCTTTAGAATTATCTACATTAGATACTTCCCAACGTATATTATCTACAGAACCTGACACTAAAGATCCACCTGTGGATTCAGTTCCTGGGTCAATAGACGCAGTTGCGTTGTTAAAAATAGCTCCTTTACCAATCGACTTAATAGTGAAAGGTTGAACACTGTCGTTTACTGAAGATGAAATGTGGGTTGAAGTAGCTGATGCAAATGATCCGGTTACGACTCTTGTTACTAGACAAGTATTTCCTCCTTGCTGGAAGTAATTTTTTACCGCTATAGAAGTAAAGTATTCCTGTTTAGTTGAACCAGATTCAAATGTAGTTCCAAATTTTCTAACGTATTCGTTATAAGAGGTTACAATTGAAGGTTCTTCAACAGGACCTTTTACTGTTGGTCCGATAATCGCCGCTCCAGCTTCTACAGGGGATGGTTGTATGAAAGAGATGTCATTTTCTCTTGTGAATACACCTGGGGAGATGATAGTTTCTGCCATGTTAGGTCTGTTTAATTTTTTAGTTTATTATAAATATAGTACAGAAGTCTAAAAACACTAAATGTCTTTAGTATGCCTTTACTTATATAAATAGGAAAGGAGGATGTAAAAAGATCCTCCTTATAAACCCATTCATTTTAAAGAATTACTCGACAGTTTTTGTCTCAGTAGCTGGTGCTTCTTGAGGTGCAGGAATGAATTCTCCTTTAGATAAATCTATTGATCCTACTCCGTACTTGGTTTCAAGTTCTTTAGCAGTCTCATTTTCAGATTCTCTAAGTTCAGTTAAAAACTTTAATGCTCCTTCGTATCTATCTTTTAGATTTATTTCACCTAAAGAAATAGTACCTAATTCTTGAATTAAAGCATTGTTTTTTTTCTGAATCTCCTGTAACTTGTCAAGTTCTTCTTGAACTAACTTTTGATTTGCCATGATTATAAATTTAAATTAATCGATTAATATCTAATAATATAGTTATTATTATTGTAATATCCAACTATTAACTAATATATTTAGTTACTACTGATGGATTGATTTTTTCATTGATAGAAGAAGATATAGAACTTTTTATTCCGTCTACTGAATTAGCATTTGATGCTATCATTGAACCAGTTGTCCATGCTATGATATCATCATGAGTAATATCGTCCCAAGAAGTAAAGCTTGAAAGATCTTCAGTCGATAACGTTTGTGTTCCTATACTAGAAGCAGAATGTGTTACTTCGCTATCTATTAAGTGGCCAGTTACTGACCAGTGTACGTTAAAAACTACATCGTTTTCCTCATTAGCAGGATCTTGGGAGTCTGAATGAGTAGGGTACGTATCAACCGTTTTACAGTTCCATGTATAAGTTATTGCCATTTGTTTTAATTTTATTTATAATTATATGCTATAATAAATAGTACTTATTTTACATAAGATACAATATACTATAAGTTAACATAGTTAAAACCCATATCCCTATTATACTAATATACTTTTTTATAGGGGTACCAAAATACTGTTGACCTATGTAAATACATTTATGTGTAGGAGATAATAAGTAACCGGAATAACATACCGTAAATAAGAAAAAAAAGTACTCTAAACCTACAATTGAACTAACAATTGAAACTATTCCAGCATACTTACCGGATGATCCTAAAGCAAAAGAACTTAGAAAACATAATAAGCCTATAATATAAATACTAGAAGTAGTAGATACACCTTTTAAATACTCTTGTATATCTTCAT